TTACCAATTCGTATAAACATCAATACCGCTATGACCAACACCTGTGTCATAGACTTTATAGGCACCTAAAGATGATTGACCAGTCGATCCTTTCGGTTGATTATCACTGGCAACAACGATGTACCCATCGGCATCACGGATGGTTCCGTCTGATGCTACATGGCGACCAGGGATATTCAATCCGCCTCCTGGCAAGACTTTTTGTGAGTAGTACGATTCTCTCACACCATTGAAGTAGTTGATCCCATCCACTGGATTCAAGACTCCAGAACCAGCACCAGGAATGCTTGAACGGGTTTGACTCACGTTAGCAGTCGCTGTAGATTCACTTTTTTCTGTGCTTTCTTTCGTACTTGTTTCTTTGTTTTCTACAGATTGGCCATCGTTAGAAACCAACAATGTTTCGCCATCAAAAATCATATTTGGATTTTCGATCGAATCATTTAAAGCTAAAAGGTCTTCGACCGTTGTTTGATAAGTAGCAGCGATCCCAGATAGAGTGTCTCCTGGTTCGACAACATGGGTTTGTTCTGCTGCTGAAACAACTGTTCCGCCAACGAATAAACCAAATCCTGCAACAACTGTAAATGCAAATTTTTTCAAATGAAAAAACCTCTCTTTTGATTATTTGTCCCGCTATCGGGCACAAGTAAGAGAATAACATTACAATATTGCAGGAAGGTTTCAGAAATATTTTTCATTATCACAATTGTTAAACAGAAAGTTACAGGATTTTTATTCAAAAATGCTAAACTTACAATATTGTTATCCCTTTCGATGAGTGCTTTTAGTGGCCACATGCTATAGTGATGCTAGTAATGGAAAGGAATGACACCCATGAAAAAACTACTAGTAACGCTTGGCGTTTTGATTATTGTCGTAGCCGGCTATTTCGGCTACACGTACTATGCAACAACGTATCGAGGCATCACGGCTTATGCTATCACGCCCAACAAAGTCCCTGAAAAGACACAGACCTACAGCGATTCTGGTGAAAAAATCGATGGCTCTTTTACCTACAAATACACCTTTGAATTCGTAAAGAAAAATGGTGAAAAAGAACTCATGACCTATGACCAGACGGGCGAAAATGTAAAACCATTGGCTCCAAATACTTTAGTCAAAGCAGAAATCAGTAAGACCCGCATCATTTCTGGTCCCAATGAAATCCCTCAATCAGAAGTCCCCGCAAAAATACTGTCTGAGCTGGAAACCTTTGACGAATAAGGACTTCTTACAAAAAACTTTCTACTTTTTAAGGTTCATTTTACTTTGACGGTCTATGCTAGCTTTATACCAAAACTATTTTTCTTCCTCTTACCAGTCCTCGCCCGACTGGTATTTTTTTGATTTTTCCCAATGGTCAGGAGTTACGCTTCTTATAGACAAAACCGCTCTAGCTTCGCAATGTGTTTTTTCTCAAACTTTGATCAAGCAGCTATTGACGATCGGAAATAAATAAAACCAGAGTCAATAGGATAAACGCTAGTTTCATCATAAAAAAACCGCTAGATTGTTTATCTCTAGCGGCTTTTTTTGCGATTTTAATAGAGTTCCAAGTATTGTTTAAATCATCTCGGAGACATTGTATAGTGTTCTATAAACTCTAATATATAAGCTTTTTACTCTTTATTCGAATAGTATGTTTATATAACATTTTACAACCATTGCCCCTTTTATGCCCCTCGAAAATATTTTCTTTTGACTCTTATAATTTTAAAAAAAGATTCCTAAAGTGATTGCAAATAGCTATCGATATTTATATGCTATGTAGTTGATTTCTGATACAATGAAGCTATAAACTTAATGAAAAGAGGAGTATCATGGAAAGTAAGGGTCAACGCATCGTCACTTGTCCAAATTGCGGAAGTAATAAAGTGAAAGTGACAACAGCAGGCGCAACGGGTTGTGCTGGTTTCGGAATGGGTTTTCTTTTAATCTGTACAGGCATTTGGATACCAGTTATTGGGTGGTTTGTAGTGATTCCACTTGGAGGAATTATAATGCTAGCTTCACTAATTGCTCCTTTGTTCGCCAAAAATGCCTCGGTAACATGCCAAGAGTGCAATCATAAATTTAGCATCAGTAAAGAAAAGATGAAAGAGTACAACAGATTCATTTCTGGAAAATGAAAAAAGCCCCCTACTCAAAAGAGTAAGGGGTATTCCAAATATGTCGTGAAGTTAATATTATAATATGCTGAAAAACATACGAAGCGGGCTATTTTTTGCAAAAAAATACCCTACTCTTTCAAAAAAGGGTAAGGTTTAAAAATTTTTTACTTAATGGAATCTTCTATTGGCTGTAATGCAACTATTTTTTCAGATTCAACTTCTGCTATAAGTTTTTCTTCAATGTCTTTACAATCGATACAATTAGGCATAAACTTGATATTCCTATAGTGCAAATTCATTATCTTATTTGCTTTTTTGGCTATCAGTTTTGCATTTTTTCCATCTAGTTGCAAAGGAACATTGCTTACGGTATATGCTCTTTCAATATACTTTGCAGAGACAGGTATCATATTTTGTATGAGAATCGCTTTTCGAACCCCAGATACATCACAAAAATGTAAAATATCAACACTTTTATTTGTCTTGATTTTTGCATCATAGATTTTTTCGTACTTTTGTAATTTAGAGGATATAGGAATCATCCAAAATATCTCTTCATTTTTCTTGGATTTAATTGACAGATAGAAAGGTCTACCATTTCCACTATTGTTGTTCATCATGTGTTTTTTTGGATCATATTTTTGAAAATAGTCATTCTTTAAGATATAAAAAGTATTCTGATTTATCATACTAAAAGCCTTTCCAATATCTGTAATAAAAAAAGTTAGGAGTAGCATACCTCCTAACAAGTGTGCAATCCGCTAATTTGTTAGTCGCGTAGCGGCAAGCGACAAATTTAACAATCCGACCTTTTATTAATCGTTTATCGGCTAACGATAATACAAGATATAGACGACACACTAAGACGAAGATACAGATTGGACTAATTAAAGGCATCTTCGTTAAATATTATGCCACTAGGCATAATTTCTGTCAATACAATTGTTTATATCTTTAGCAATATTTTGGATGTATATATTTTCAACACATAATTTATTGTATTAAGCCCGCCGAAGCGGGCTATTTTTTATGCTTCTGTTGCTACTTTGCGGAGATACGCAACTTGAACTGGATCTGTGTGAATCCAAGTGTCGTAGCCTGCTTTTTCCATCATCGCTTGGATTTTCTTCAAGTCACCTTCTGTTTTCACATGAGTAAATTTGTTTCCTGTCAAAAAGTAAACTTTCGGATCATTTTGATTTCTAAATAGTAACATGGTTTCTCCTACTTTCTTTGGTTGAATTTGTGGTGTGTTTGCTTGTGTGTTGTTGCTTGTATTGCTGAAAACTGCGTTCTTGAATCGTTCGAATTCACTTGGTTTTGCCACCCAAGGAGCTGGACAGTTTTTGCCTGTTACGTCAAAGTGGCGCCAAATCTTCTCTCTCGTAATATGAGGATAAATGGCGATCAATTCTTTGACAGCCTTCACAGCATTTTGGAATGTCTTTTCCGTAATGTTTCCATTCTTGTCTAGGCACATTTCAACACCGATCGTTGAATAGTTGGCGTTGCCTATCTTAGAATACAGCGGACGATAGCGTGAACCATCTGCATTGTATTTGCTGATTTCGTTAGCGTGATATGCAACTTCATTCAAGGGAATGATACAGAGTGCTTCAATATCATCTATAAACAGTTGAGCAGAAGCATAGATTCCTTTTAGATTATTAAAATAGTTCTTGTGATTGCGTGCGGTGCCACCATTGTTGGCGGTGTAGTGCATAACGATACCATCAATACCGTTATTCCTGATACCTGGTCTTGAGTACTCATTAATATTGATATACTCGTATTTGATGAAACTCATATCAATCATCCTCTCTAAAAAAAGAAGCAGCCGATCGGCTACTCCTTCTTGTCGGTAAACTCTTGTCCGTCACCGTAATCACTAGAATTGTAGTTATTGCTAGATACCCCAAGCACTACACCAGCAAACGCCGTTAGCAGCGAGATCAAACCTACAACTTTTGTTGCGTCCCAACCATATAAAGTTGCGACGCCAGCAATCAAGACAGCTAACGCTGGCGACCATTGTGTAATCACCGTTTTTGCAAAATCATATTGTTTATTTGTTAATTTCATTCTAATTCCTCCTAATGTTGATCTATTTCTTTTTGCTGCAGAATACCTTCATCACGCACATTCAAATTAGATACCTTGGCACGCAATGTGTCGCCAGTACCATTCCCACCTAAATTCTTATATGCTGAAAATAGATAATCAAAGTTGTTCAACTCCCCAACAGTGATATACCCACGCTTGATGTATTCATCTGCTTTGTTCCAAATTTGGTTGTGCAAAGATGCTTTCTCAGCTTTAACGATTTTCTGGCTTCTGACTTCCGCCATTGCCTGATAATCTTCTACTTTTTGCAGACGTTTATCTTGATCGCTGTTTGCCGTTTCCAAAGCAGTGATTGTTTGCTCCCTAAGTTCATTTTCAGCCCTTTTAGCTTTAACTAACTTAGTGACCCATGTACCTACCCGCCATAGGGTAGCTAATAACCCACTGCCAAATACTGCTGCCCAAAAACTGTTTATTTCCAAAAATTCTTTCATTCTAATTTCCCCCAACTGAACATAAGCCACCTACTTCCCTAAAATTTAAACAAACAGACTTGTTACTGATTCCGGCAGAGCAACTGTAGTTTGTGCATCGTTCATTTTTAAAGTGTTATCTCCGAATTGGAAGTCTAAACTTATAATAAATGTCTGTGTGGCTTCTTTGTAGAAATATAAGACGTTATTTGTAACGGAACAGTGAAGATTTATCACGCTTTTTGCAAAGTCGCTAGTAGCCGCAAGCGGCTTAAAGGTAATTGTATAGTTACCATTTGATCCTCTATAAATCTTAATGCCTATCTCTCCGTATATAAATTTACTCGTGGTGCCATTTCCTGTTTCTTGTATTTTTAATCTCACCGCCGCACTCGACAACACTCCCAAAGATATTTCTGCGAACCTATGAATGCCTGCAGGGTAAGAAGATTCTTTGATTACTGAAGCTACAGGTTCAGTTGGTTTTTCATATTTTGTAGATTCAATAAAACTTTGGAAATCGGACTTTGAAAACTCGAAGCTTCGATAACTTAGACCTTCCAAAAAGTTTTCGCCAGTAGAATTCAACAGATATGCTGTGACAAACCAACCTGAAGCTGGCGGTTTAACATAGAACGTATAATAATTTGTGGTATCGGCAATAAAATAATCAAAATCAATATATTCTCTATGTTGAACCGTTAAAGTTTCTTGACTTGGAGAAGTGTTATAGTTTACAAATTGATTGATCAAAAACGTTGCTTCTTTCCTGCTTTTCCCGCTTAATAGTGCTACTTTAATTTCGTGATAACCATTGTCCCCAATCATTCTTCCGCTATCTTTTGCGAATCTAAAAATTGGAACATAATAATTACCTTCAGTTCCAGTAGCTTTAGCCGTGCGCGCCAACACTGATATTGATTTATCCATTAGTATCTCCTTTCTTTATTACATACTCGTTCAGTAGATCAATCGGAGGAACATTGAACCAAAACCATATTTCGTCAACGCAATTAGACATTGTTTCGAACATGCCTTTGTAATAAATGCTTAGTGCCAAACCGCCAGTTAAATCACCCGTAAAATTATATTGAGACGGCGCTATTAAAGCGTCCCAATAATCAAGCATTCCGGTTTCGGATAAAATTATTTTCTTGTCAGGATACTTACTTTTAAATTCTCCAAAAAATTGTACAATCCCATGAGCGCCCCACGAGCTGATGCTATCGGAATATGTTGTTGCATTTTTTTTATTAGAGATTGGCGGATAAACATTGCAACAAATTAAATCGCTCGCAGTTATTAATGCTTGTGGCATCGAATACAGTCCTGTAAACCCCGCGTTTGTAATTCCTGTTTTGTATCCTAATAATTTAACGCTAGTCATTAAATCAACCCAATAACTACTTAAAGTCGTGTCATTAGCTAATGCTTTTTTTTCATTCAAAATAGTACAATACGGTATGCCTAAACTTTTCATTTTGGTGCAAGTATCCAAAATAATTGATCGATATCCCGCCTTGAACTTCTCAATATCTGTAATTGTGCTTCTATCGAACCCAGGTAAGTGGAATTTAATTGCTACTAACTCAATTCCCTTATCTTTTGCATATTGCAAAACATCTATATCATCTTCGATGTTATTGATCAATGTCCAAACATTATTTTTAAATGTTATTTGTATAGGTAAAACCAACCCATTTACTCCACTTTGTGCCAAAATGTCAATTTGCGCTATTTTCTTGTCTGTTTCTGCGGCCCCTGTTTCAGCGTCTGCAAAATAAACATTCCTAGATAGTTTTGGTTTAAATCTTTTTTTTGATTCAAATTCATTAGCTAAAGTTGCTAAATTGGTATCAGCATAGTCCAGTCTTTCATTCAAAGTGGGAAAGCCACCAGCTGTCACAGAAGTTCTAGCATTAATTAGTTCGCTTAGGATTTGCCCCCCTGGGTCCACCGAAGCTAAAATATCTTTATTCTGCTCCACGAATTCTTCCCAGTCAGATTTCCCGCTGTCAATATACTCATTTAACAAACGTATTAGGTCTTCAATTGTCCAAACATAAGTAGACCCATCTTTTTTAACTTCTTTAATTCCATCGCTGTAGATACTTTTTGTAACTTCATAAGTAAAATCACGAGTGGAAAACTGTTGTTCGTAAGTGTGGTCGTCTTTCATTTTACGGAAACTAAAGTACCCTGTTTGGTGACCTAAAATTTGCCAGTCTTCTGCTCGAAAGGTGTATTCAAGTTTCCCGTTTTTTGGATCTATCATTTCTGCTTCAGTTAACTTTTGTTCGATTATCCCCAACCCAGCAGTCTGCCCTATACGTGCACAAAAGAAGACTTGTAGATTTTCATAGGATTTTTTTAATCCGTATTCTAATACTTGGACTACCAATGTTTGAGACTCTTCGTCTGATTGTCGTATTCTTAAAATACCTATATCATTATTTGGCTCTTTCACTTCTAATGAAATTGGATAGGAAACTACCAATCTTATCAACTCCTTTTACTTGATTAAAACTAAAAATCAATATAATCGCGCGGATTGAAAAAGTGGTCATTCGAACTCGGATACATTTCATCAAAAAATTGAAAATGTAAATGTATTCCAGTGCTTGGACCTGTCGTTCCAATTACGCCGATTTGTTGCCCTTGTGTAACTGTACTTCCTTTAGAAACATTTACGCTGCTAAGATGAGCGTACCCAGTGTACATGCCATCGCTATGCTTAATAACGACCCAATTCCCATACCAATCAAAATAATTAGCATCTCCTGCAACGATCACTTCACCGTCTGCAGATGCATAAATCGGCGCATTCGAATTGTTGTTTACTAGATCAATGCCGTTGTGGTAATTAGGTTCACCAGTGATTGGGTGTGTTCGCCAACCAAATTCACTCGTTACAGTCACTGGCGCATCAATCGGAACGATGTATCCGCTAGATTGAGGAATATCTAAGTCCTTGAATTTTAGATACCATTCATTTGCCCACGTAATCCGTTCTGGATGATCGTTCAACGGGCGTTCGAAGTTTTCCTCAAACGTTCTTGTAGCAACAGAGATATCCGTCATATTCATGAACTGTGACCAAGTATATGGATAAGCACTGGTTGCAATCCATTGACCATTCGGCGCATGCCACATCAGTAATTTAAACTGTGTTGTGATTGTATCTGGATCACCAGAGATTCCAGCTCTAGTCATCAAGTTAATCATATAAACACGACCACTTGTCGCACCTGTTCCATCTGTCCATTGCCATACACCATAACCGAAACCAGGAGCGCCATTCCCTTCATCTGCGGTTGGATTCGCATCTGATTCCCCTTGAGCGTTACCAAGTAAAGCGGCTGCGGCTTGTTGTGTGCCACCAGCACCAATAAACATTGCCCAGATTTGCCAGTAACGCTTGTCGCGGTCGCTAGTCACTTCTGGAGGGTATTGGCCATTCCATCCGCCACCATTTCCGCCTGAACCACCACCATTTTGATCAATTTTAACGCCGTTTACATATAGTTCTTTGACATCTAAACGACCATCCATTGCGACTGCATCTTGAAACGTCACTTTACCATTACGAAAAGTCCCTTCACCGCTAAGTCTATATAACGGTGCGTCAGGTGTACTTTCTTTTGGAATTTGAAAGACTGCAACTGATTTTCCATCGCCGTCACCAGTATTAATTGAAAAAATGTAATTTGGTTCTTTCCAAATAGCAAATCCGTTGATATTTTTATCTGCTCCATAGGTAGATGTGATAGCTCCTAATGATTCTCCATGAACATCATCCAATCCTGTGGAAACAACTTTCTTTTCAAACGAAACTTTACCGCCTTCAACGACTACTTGGAATGATTTGTCATCCAATGTCTTCAAAGCTACCCCTTGAACGAGGATACCTGATAGAATACCCGCAGTGATAAAGTCAGCCACGATCGCTCCATCTTGAGTCATTGCTAAACCGTACGGACCATTGACACCATTTTTCGAATATCCTAGTCCACCTAAGTTCCATCGCCAAACTTTTTCGGCATCAGCGACAGAAGGTTTATCCATGATTAGGATTTCGCTAGGTGCTTTTTCAGGTCGCATACGAACGTAGCCGCCTTTTGTTCCAGTGATCCAACTTGAAGCATTTCGAACGGCTTCAACCATCAATTCAGTGCGACTTTCAACCTTTTGGCGAAGCTTTGCTGTCTCAGTTGCTGTTGCATTAGTGTAGAACTCGATATCATTACCTAAAGTCACGCTTTTGTATTTGCCAAGCGTTGGGTACCAAGTGTACTCGATCATTCGTTCAGCTACTTCAATGCCTAATTTTGCAACTTTACAGTAGCAAGTATCACCGAAATGCAATCTTGCAATATCATCGTATAGGTCTTCATACTCCATTGTATTTTCAAGTTGGACCATAGAAACCGTATGAGTGATTGAAGGTTCATGCACTCGATCGACATCAAATTTCGTTTGACCCCATTTTTTCAAATCTGCAACAGTGGTTAATTCTGAATTTTCGTATTTACCAATGCGGCGGTTTTTGTCAGTTACTCCTGTCAATTCGAGATATTTGTACGTGATAGGCTCTTTATCTTCATCGTAATCGCCTTCTGGCACTCCGCCGATTAAATACAAGCTATTGTAATAGTTGCCGTCTATCTCTTCCTCAATCGATTCTAGGTTCACTCCTAAATCGACACGATAGCCATTGTCTTTCCCGATTCGAGATAGCAGCCTGAAACGATAGTTGTCCATATCCAATTCGCCAGCTGTGATACTCGCTAGATTCTCGTTACCATTGTTTGACCCAATCACAGCATCAACTGGATTAGTTTGTTTGACAGTGAATTGGTGGACTGTTTGAATATCTGACTCAAATGAAAAAGGCTGCTCAAATGCTAGGGCAGCCTTTAATCTACTCATGATAATTGATCCAGTACCATTTTGAGTGAAACTACTCTCAATGAAATTCCGACTCAACATATAGCCAATCGCTCGTCCAGTAATAGAGAAAGAGTTGAGATTTTTCGTTACCTTTTTAATCTCAAAGTATTTCATCTTGCCATCTTCATCTTCTGCACGAATGAAGTTATCTTCTTTAAGATATTCCACGTTTTGACCATCTAATGAATAGTTGCCATAGAATGTATAGTCACCATTTAGAATACGATTGATTTCAGGTAAATCAGCCCAATCAATCAAAGCGTGACCGTTCGTTTCTAAGTCCGCTGGCATTTCTTCATAAACATAAACTAAACTCACAAATACACGCTCCTTCTTAAAATTGTGCCGCTAGAAACACCTGTGGTAGTTAGTTTGTTTTCTCCCGGACGTACCAACGGCCATTCCCCTTTGCTGAAAAGTGTTTTCGAACCTTGAATAATTTTTCCGTGTTCGCAATCGACTTTGATTACTTCAGTACTGCTGTTCGTAATCGCCAACGAAGTACTGTTGATCGTCAGTTTGACGTTGCCGCCTGTTGGTTTTAATTCAAGGTATGGCTTTGCTGTTTCATCGCCCGGATCATGAAAGACCAGCGAAGTAGTGAATGGCAATGACTGCTCATTTACTTTTCGCTTAAAAGGCTGGCATCTAAATGTTAAATCGAAAGTATAGAAAAACCCCCACTCGTTTTTAAACTCAGTAGGGGAATCCATCATGCAAATAACGTCTCGATAGGTATTGTAATCATTGTGGGTAATCAACTGCCCGCGACCTCGCAACCATTGTTTTACTTCACGTAAGCGATCGTACGGAATCGTTATATTTTCTACTGGTAAATCATAAGATTCGTAGTCGTCAAATGTTTCGTGCAATGATCCACTTCGTCCTAGCACAGTGATTTCTTCATAGCGTTTATTTGGAGAGATCTCAGGAAGTTCAGTTTCGATAATACAATCCATATCCATAACTGCGTTGATTCCTTTGAATATAAAATTAGGTGTATCAGCATCCATGAACATTCCTATCGCCCCCCTACGCCTTCAAGTGCTTGTTTGCTTGCACGGTAAAATTTACGGTTCATTTTGTTTAATTCGCTTGGGTTATTCGCATCAACATTGCCAATGTGGATATGTTGTTCCACTTTAGAAGGCTGTACTTTGCCGCCAATGCCTTTGCGTTTTTCTTCGTCTGATAACGGAGTAACAGTAGTCTTACCGTTTTTGTTGGTAAGCAATTCTGGTCCAGCTTCACCTACGATCGCTTGGCCATTCAATACATGGCCACCTTTCGCTAGATAAGGTAATTCTCCAATGCTGAAGGTTTTACCACCAACACCAGGTACCCATTTAGGAACCTTGATTTTATTCAGCCCTCGAATAAATCCGTTGATCAGTCCAATCATGAAGTTCAATGGTGCTTTAGCAATCTCGCCAATGCCTCCAAATATACCACCGAAAATATCCAAAACTCCATTCCAAGCTTTTTCCCAGTCACCTGTAAAAATACCTGTAATGAAATCAATGAACCCTGTAAATATGCGTTTGCCAGAATTGAATACGTTTGAAATGTTTGTCCAAATCCCTTCGAAAACTCCGCTAATGAATCCGCCAATAAAATTAAACACCTCTACCGCAACATCTGAAACACCTTGAAAGAATGCATTCACACCATTTCTGAACCATTCAACTTTGTTATAAGCAAGAATTAATCCACCAATCAACAGCGCAATACCAGCAATCACCAAAACGAATGGATTAGCAGCTAGAAATCCCGTGAATATCGTCCATGCTTGTTGTAAAAATTTAACAGTAGTAATTATCTTGTTGATTGAACCAGCAACCGTTCCAAGGACTACCAATAAAGGGCCAATTACTGCTACGATACCTGCAATAGTCATGATTGTTTTTTGCGTATCGTCATCCAGACCTCTAAACCACTGGGCGGCCGATTTGACTGCATCCGCAACCTTATTGATCGTGGGCGCTAATTGCTCGCCGACTTCGGCTGCAGCAAGCATCATATTGTTCATAGCGCTTTGATATGTGACTGTTTCTTTAACTTTGTTAGTTAGGTTGTCACTTGATCCCGATGCATCATCATATGCTTGTTTGTTTTTTTCAATCGCATCTGTTGCACCAGACATCGCTTCAATTACCTGAATACCCGCATCTTCACCTTGCGTACCAAAGATTGCAGAAATAGCAGCCGCTTTGTCTTGCTCAGAACTCATTTTAGATATCTCAGTTGAAAGTAACTGGAAAGCATCCTTAGAAGAAAGATTCCCATCTTCTATTTGCTTATATAGATTAGAAAAATCGCCGCCTAGATTCGTAACAGCATCTTTTACAGTTCCATCACTCATACGAATACCAAACTCTTTGACTAAGTCGTTCACCTTATCAAGGTTATACGCACCGCCGTCTAGACCAGCTTCCAAAATTGAAAACATTTCTTCAGCGGAATAACCACTTTGGTGGAAAAGCGTTGCGTATTCTGCTAGGTTATCGCCCAACTCATGCGTTTTGTCTAAACCGTTTTGTGTGGCAGTCGTAATTAAATCCATCGCTTCGCTTCCGTCATAACCATAAGCAGTAACAAGAGCGTTTGCGCCACGTAATGTTTCATCCATATCCGCATCGAATAGTTTTTCGAGCGTTAAGGCTTTTTCAGTCATCGATTGAATGGCATCTGATCCCTGATTTTTTAAATCAGGAAACTGATTGATCATTTTTATGACAGCTTCTTTAGCTTCGTCTATGTTTTCGACCAATCCGTCTGCAAAAATATTCTCCATCGCAGTTGCAGCGTTTTGGGCTTCACTTTCAGTCATACCAAAGGAAGCTTGTAACTGAGTTTGCGCAGTAGAAAGGTCGCTATAAGCTTTAGCACCTGCAGTAGCCATCGCAACCACTGGCGCTGTGACGCCAACTGAAAGCTTTTCGCCCGCAGATTTCACTTTTTCAGCTGCTTTTTCAATTTTTTCTAGTTTCTCGGCAGTCGTTAACGCCTTATCTCCTTGTGCATCCAATGCATCATTGGTGCTTTCAAGAGCTTTTCGAAGATTATTTTCGCTAGTTTCAGACTTTAACAGCATCTCGTAAAGCTTACGTGTTTTTTCAGAGTTTTCGCCAGTTTCTTTAGCTGATTTGGCATACTCTTCACGCAATGCTTCGGTTTTAGCTGCCGCTATATCTAATTGCTTTTCAAGTTTTTGCTTAGCCGCTGCTAGCTTTTCCGTCGCACTTGCATTTTTGTCCATACCTGATATCTGATTTTTGTATTCAAGAGTCGCCAATTTCATGTCATTATTGATCTCTTTGATCGTTTTAGAATAAGCGACTTCACCATTCATCCTAAAATTGAGGACTACATCAGACTCTTTTGTGTTTTTCGCCATGCTTCTCTCCTTTCTACCAGAACGGGCTATTGTCTAGCGTAGTCGTTTCAGGTATTTCAAAATCCGAACTGTTTGCTAGTAGCCACTGGATATAGGATTTAAGCCACAAGTTTGGCGTTGCTCGTAAAAAGAAATCCTCACTCCAATTCAATAGAGTGAGGGCTACATAAAGATAAAAATCCCAAGGTGTGCCTAGCGGTTCTTCTTGTGATTTCGCTTTTGATTTTTTCTTTTTTGGGTTTTTGAGGCTTGATAGTCTTGTGGCTTTTTGGATTTTTTTAAGTCTACCTCTTGGAATTGTTTTGGCGCGTAGATTCGCATACAGACTGAGTAGACTTGCAACACTTCCTCGCCCATTCCTAAGAAACGTTCGATCGTCTTAGGATCCTCATCAAGTCCGCCGGTTCGCAGCATACCATAGATCAATGCCCGCATAATTTTAAAATCAGATGGCGTAACGGTTCTTAAATCCATTTGGCCATTTGCTCGTTTCAACATATCATTCATATCTGCTTCAAAAACAGAATAATCTTGATCGTAGATTTCAGCGATAAACTCCCACGTTTCCATGGTGGCATCCACTGGAAATTTATGACCTTGAATGGTGACTGTTTCTAACTCACCTAGCGTGATTCCGTAATCAGCTAATCGTGCCATTAATTACCACCACCCGCAGGAGCCGCAGCTAACGTTGCCCACTGTTCTTCACTGTATACAGGTTGAGCAATGAATTGCTCCAAGGTAACTCCTTCAGCACTCTCACGATATGAATCAAACGTAGAATACAATACGTTGTTGAAATTCAAACCGTACGCGTTTAAATTGGCAGTTACATCAGCAATATCAATCTCCGATTCTGCGGTTACGTAAGTTTCATCAATGACATTCGATAGTTGGACTTTTGGATACCAAACTGCTTTCTTACCTCCACCTTCGATATTTCCGATAAATCCAAATGCAAAATAAGGCATTTCAGTAACTTCTGTTTTGTTGAAAGTAACGCCTTTTGCTGCGACTAACCCTTTAAGTTTATCCATCACTGCGACGGGAATGCCAACATGGGTCAATGCGACTTCATGCTTAGTTTCTCGACTGATTGAACGGAATAATTTGCTAGACGCATATTTTTCTAACGTGGTTCCATTACCGCTAATGCCTAACTCGGTTGCGATTGGTAAACGTACAATTTCATCATATGTTGGTGCTGCATTTGGTGATTCGGGTGTCAACATCATTCCGATTAGAATATCATTTAATCCTTCAAAAAACTTAATTTCTTTTGCATCCAAAGAAATCATCCTTTCCATTGGTTCATAATTTTTCTTGTCATAATTTCAGCGATTTTATCGCTATGCTTCTTGTAAGTCTTACTGGCAAATCGTTGTGCCTTTTGATCAGTAGTTCCATTTTCAGGAAATCGCCAATAAAAAGCTGTGTCTTTAAAGACTACTCTTACCTCACGATCGACTATCACAACTTCTAAGTGGTCTTTCATGTGCTCTTTGGTTCTCAAAGATTCTGGAACCTGCGGTAAGAGTTTAGAAACATAAAATTCAGCCGCTTCTTCAAGTGATTTCATGGTAATCTTAGTCGGATCTGCTTTCATAAGATTTCCGAAGTAATCAGCTTGTGCTTCAAATCCATTTTTCCTAGCCATCCACGATCACCTGTATTTCTGTGTAGAAATTCGTGATCATGTCGTCATTCTCTGAACCAGCAGTTGAATAAAAATCGCCATATTGAATTTTATTTTTAATAAACAAGTCTTCAATCGGCAATAGATCATCTTCTGTCCCGTCAGTAAACAATGACAATTGATAGGTACGTTTTCGACGATATACGTTACTACTTGCATGAACGTTTTCGGTGCTATCGTAGGTATAAACCATGTAAGGATAGGCTGTGTTCTTTGGTGCCATATCCCGATACAATTTGTAAGGGAGAGTTTTGAGCAATGCTCTTAATTCATTTAAACTAATTGACATAGGTTAAGCTCAACTCCATTTCCCTACTCTTTGGCAGCGTATAAATGCGTGCTATGTTATACGCAATACCGTCGATTTTAACGCCGTTTGTTTTCTCTGTGATAGATTTATCCCAACGGCATTTAATGCGCCTTACAACGTCTGTCTTGGCTTGCTGTGATAGGTATTTTTCTTCTGCCGTTATTCCGATTTCTATATAGTACAAATCACGAACTTTCGTCCTAACTTCGACAGGTCTGTCGTTGTCATCTACGAGTTCTTCAATCTTTTGTAACTCGGCAATCCACTGTAAATCATTAAGTAGGCTCATCAGTCAGCACCTCCAAAGCGAAAATAGGTTCTAGAGCCATCAACGCTTCTTTGAGATCGTCAGACGAAAGTCGGTGTTCGAACATGACGGTTGTAACCATAATTTCTAAATACTCTTGCTCATAGCCAATTTTCTTTTTTACGTATCGCTTTGCTGATTCAGCATAAAAAGAGAGCATAGAATCATCCATGCCCTCCTCTAATCGGATATGTTTTTTAAGGTTATCTAACAAATTACTCTCCAATCTATTCACCTACCAATTCCAATAATTCTGATTTAGTAGCATTGGATTTGTAAGAAATACCAACCGTATCTAAATAGGCTTTTATTTCCACAACAGTATTGTCACTAGTCGGCTTTTCTAAGTCGGCTACCCCTAACGAAGTAGGGGAAATTACTCCCCCGCTTTAGGTTCTAACAAACCAAAGGCTTTTGTATCAAGTACAGCCCAGTCGGTGATCATGTAGCCAAGGTAAATTGTTTCGCGGCTAGTCAAATCTTTTTGAGATTGGATAGACAATGGCTCGTTTGTGTTTTGGACCATTCCAGCTTCACCATTCGCAAACAAGATTTCTCCATCAGCCAATCCGCCGTCCATTACAACAGTATAACCAAATAATCGACCGACACCGCCAGACGTTGCGTCAGGAATAAACACTGGACGATTTTCGCCATCAACAATATTCGCAAGTTTCAACCAGATCGTATTGTTGTTTGCGTAAATTTTAGCGCCAGAAACGTAGGTTGGGTGAACTTTTGTCATCAATTGGGTAAGGTTTGCATATGTCGGAACAGTTGCAGCATCATATTCCACAACTTGAGGAGTGGAAGCTTCTGCTTTCAATTCTGTTAACAAACCTTTAGGCTCGCCAGTACCTGTACCAGTAAATACTTTAGTACCCAAAGCTACGCCGATACGATCTGCAATTTCTTTTTGGATAAACGGAAGGAATTCTTGAATGCTCATAGCATCAAGTTTGAATGATACACGAACTAATTTAGCAAGTTCGAATCCATTCAATTGAACTTCTCCAAATGTATTCTTTTCATCTTCCGCTGGCGTTCCTTCAGCAACGAATGAAGCATCACCTTGTGTAATTCCAGTATGTTTCTTAAATTTCAAGATACCCGTCACGTTCAACTTGCGAATAGATCCATAGAATGGATATTGTTCACTCACCATTTCCATAATGCCAGCTACAGTTGTTTCAGGGATTAAAATACCTTGTGTTTTTACTTCGTGAGTGTATGCAGCGTTATTTACTTTCTCAAAGACTTGTTTGTCACCTGCGCTTAAATCACGATCTAACATAATTTTCGCAAATACTTCTTCATATTTTGGTGTTGCTACATCTTTTACTTCTTCAACTTTTGTCAAATTTGCCACCTCTTCTGGTTTTTTATTTTCCAGCGCTTTGTCTTCGACTTTCGCTGTTTTTGGTTCTTCAAAGATCGCTTTAGCTTCTGGATTGTCTTTCATCAGTTGATCCAATGCTGCATTCGCTTCTGCTGTCTTGCCTTCTTCTAATAATTTTTGGATTTCTTCGAAATTCATTTTTTATCCTCCTTGAAACGCAAAAAACGCAACTTAGCTTCTGCCAAATCACGTTCTTCTTTGTCCTTCATATTTTGTAGTTTTTTGATAAATGACGAATTGGCTAAACTCTCGAAACCAGCTACTAAAAGCAACTCGTTTTCTGAATCTTCAACCATTCCATCAGCAAATCCATAATCAATTACTTCTTGTGCGGTCATGAATGTTTCTTTGGCCATTAAATCTGCCAAGCCTTCTTTGTCTAGTCCTGTTTTTGCTACATAAGCATCTAGCAAAGAATTTTCAACGGTAGTTAATAGTTGAGCCGCTTTTTCCATATCCTTTTTCTCACCACTAACATCAGCTAGTGTTGGATTGTGGATCATAAACGTAGATACAGGACTTACAAGCACTTCATCAAATGCGCATGTAATCAATGTACCGATACTGGCTACCAAACCGCTTAACTTAACAGTCGTTTTGCCTTCGTGATTTTTAATAATGTCGTAAATCTCTTGTCCGGCAAATACCGAGCCGCCATTTGTGGTCAATGTAATTTCTACATCTTCACTTCCAGCGTCTTCTAATGCCCGTTTGACGTTCCCTGGATAAATTGAATCTAGGTCAAACCAATCAAACAGTTTGCCTACATTGTCGGGAACGACATCTCCTTTAAGCTGAATCTTCTTCATCTGCATCCCCCTCTCTTATATTGTTTTGCCCTATTCTGTCAGTGTCTTTTCGAAGTAAGCGCATATCTCCACCTTCGACAGGCTCTAATCCTAATGCGATTGTTCTGTATTCGTTCACAGTCATCACACCACGATCTAGCCAGCCAACCATTTGTAACTTCGTTTGCATACTTGCAAATTGAAGATTGTTGGATTCAAACATAATTGAATTACCCAATGCTCTTTCTCGCCTACTAAAAAAAGCCTTTGTAAATCCATCTGATAATTGGATCAACACTGGCTCGATTTGTGTTTCATAGTATGCAATCCACTGGTTTTCAGTGAAATTCGATTGGACAATTGAATCATTGGCGTTGAAAAGGTCTAAAATACGCTGTCTCGTTGCGGCTGACTGTTCTTTTTCGGGAACGTAGGAATAAGGTTGCACTTGAATTGCATCAGCCTTAGAATCGACACCAGCGGCTCCCATTCCCTCTTCAGATGTTTTAAGGAAATCTTCAACAAACTGCTTCGTATTTTCCTTGATATCCTCTGGACGCAATGTTTGATTGAATTTAAGCAGCCATTTAACAACGTTTGAGTTTCGAATCGCTGCTATGATCCCTTGGTCGGTTGTTTGAACGACTTCAAGCAACGGTAAGAGAGAAGGCGCTAGACTATCACCCAATATTTCGTTTGAAGTAAAGTCATTTCGAATGTGAATGAGGTCCCGATATCTAAAGGTATAGGATTTACCGTCACGTAGAACGAACTTAATGAAATACTCGCCACTAGGACTAATTAATAACTCCAGAGAGTGAGAAACGATTGGATAAAGCGCAACCGGCTTTCCGTTATCGTCTTTTTCTACATAAATAAAAGCATTTCCGTTTACCCGATACTGCCAAATCGTTTTTTCAAGCAGCATTTGCATGCTCATTATGGCATTGGGTTCCTGAAGCACCATCGAGACAGCAATATTAGGATTGATTTTGTCACCAAACCTATGTTTAGGCACTGTCTTCCCAACTGCGTTTGCAAGTGGTCGTACAGCGCTTCGTACAATGTCAGCTTCATAAACGTTCCCGCTAAATCCAACAAATCCAGAACTAGGTTCATCAATCATTTGAAACTTCGTTACAGTTTTCGGAGTTTCATTTACTTTCCGATTAAATAATTTCAATTTCTCACCCCTTTCTATTAACAACTATTAAATATCCCCAATCAACAGGTAATCCGTAGTCAAATTTAGTTTTTGAGACATTCTGACAACTTCGCAAAGACTAGGTTCTCTGTTTCCGTATTCGTAATTACAATATGTTGAGTAGGTTATATCTAATAATTCTGCCATTCTTTTCTTTGATAACCCTTTTTCTAGTCTGATTGATCTAAGTTGGTTTGATATTCTATTTTCTTTTATCACTAAAACATCACCCCTTTCTAAATCAATCCAAGGTATTCTTCCATATAGCGCTCATAGGTTGCATAAGCGTCCAAAAGACTTGCCAAACCATCAATACGTTTTCTAGGATTGTTGCCCTTAACAGGTTTTATATTGGCGTTCTCGTCCGTTTTTACACGCGTGTTAGAGATACACCATTTTAACAGCCCGTTATTGTTGTAATTGATATTGTCACTCATTAAATCAGCACCCAATGCTTTCATAGGAGCAGATAATGATTTGAATCCTTGATAAACAGCTTCAGGAACAGAAGGTCCAAACGCATTCTTCAATTCATCGATCAGATACCCCGAACTCCAAGCATCGTAACCAATTTTGAAAGGATAAATATCGTATTCCATCTGCATTTTCAAGAACCATTTTGTTATATCCTTGTAATCCACTTTACTGTCACCAGAGAGAGTGATAATCCCTTGGTCTTTCCACTTGTCATATGGCACCTTATCGTCCTTCATACGCTCTTCAAACAAATCACTTGGCATAAAGTACTGTTGCATGACATAAAGCTTGTTAGGCTCGTCCTTGATGCCAAAGATTGCAGTCGCACAAGTTAAGTCAGTGGTTGCTGACAAGTCAATACCGCCAATAAAATATCTCGGCTTGAGTTCGAGAACGTCGAAGGTTGATTCATTGTTGAAATCGTTGAAGCTTAACCATGCGTCCGTATCGGATTCATTAATATTGAACTCTTTACAAAGCATGTTGCGCACCATACGAGGATTTTGTTTCGCAAGGTCAACTTTTTCCTTTAATGATTGCAATTTCTTGATAACGCCGATTCCCGGATTAGCTTTGACCCACATTTCTTCGTCTCGCCACTCCTCTGGATCGTCTAATTCGTACATGAATGGGATTGTGCGATCATCATGATATCCTTCAGCATTATCCCAGCCATCAATGATATCTCCCATTTCTTCACGAAGTTCATCGAAGATATCTTCACGAGTTGTACCAGAAGTTGTAGTAATCAAAATTAAAGGTTGTTCACGAGCGGACATACTATCAACGATTACGTCATAAAGCGGACGTCCGCCACGTCCTTTCCACGAATGAATTTCATCCATCAATGAGCAATGAGCGTTTAACCCGTCCAAACTATCCGAATCACTAGCCAAGGGTTTAAATTCAGCATCGTTAAATTCGGCTACCATGTCGGCCACTCTAGCTTTAATCATTTTTCTAAGCGTTGGTGATTTTTTAACCATCAATTTCGCTTCTTGCCAAATGATTTTCGCTTGATCTTTCTTAGCAGCCGTTGCTAATATTTGAGATCCGTTTTCTTGATCGGCAATCATCATGTAAAGTCCGATTGCTGAAGCGATTGCTGACTTACCATTCTTACGACCTATGAGTAGAAATACTCGCTGATACTTTCTATTGCCCTCGATATCCACAAATCCAAATATCGCTTCGATCATTGCCTTTTGCCAAAGCATTAACTTCAAAGGCTTGTTCGCCTGTTTCCCTTTTGACGGGTGACAAAACTTTTCTATGAAGTCAATCGGGTGTTTCGCACGTTTTGGATCAAAATAATAGTCGCTGTCTGTATTTTCCAGATCAGCGACTAGCTTTTTATATAGTTTGAATATCTTTAAAGAGACTACTGTGTTTCCGCCATTTTGCCTGAAGCTTTTCCAGTATTTGAAAATGTTCGTTTCTTGATAATCCACATCAATCCGCCCTCTCACTTAGAAAGGCGCTGAATTCAGATAAACCATCGTCATTTCTAGGAGCATCTTTAGGCAACAAGCCAAGAAGTTTCTCAGTAACTGTCGTATATCGTTGGATAGTTGTGTTGTATGACTTTAAAGCAGGGTGTTCACGCATGATTGAGTACTCACCTTGCGGCATTTCGTTAATTACGCCTTCGTTTTGAATAATTTCTTTTAATTCGAGCAGCGTTGCTTTCATAAACGCCGATTCTTCGATCAATCCCTTGATTGTTCGTTGCTTCTTGCTGTCAACTTCCTTAAAGATATCCGTTAGTCGCTTTATCTCATTCGTTACTAGGCGCTTCCTCTTCTTATCGTCCATCTAAATCCTCCTTTCTTTTGGGGTGGGGGTTATATGAAATTGCCCTGTGTGTTTTTCGGAGTTCCATCCCCGATTCCTAACCGATTTATTTTTTTCGATTCGAACGGGGGATAAGGTTGCCGTTGCCATCGAACATTACATCATCATTAATTATTTTTTCTTTTTCGAAATGTTCTTTGTTATGACAATCAAGACATAAGTATTCTAAGTTATTCCATGCCAGTGATACATCTGGATCATGTATGGTATCCTCTGTTAGGTGTTGCTTATGATGGACTATATATCCTTTGACGATCTTGTTCTTCTTTATGCATCTCTCACACAATCCACCAACTGATTTGATATATCCTGCTCTACAGTTACGCCATGCCTTAGACTTATAGAATGGTTGTGATATATGTCTAGGTACCATTCTAGTATCCTAAGATCCTTCCCCATTGTGCTGGCCATTGAACTGGTATAGGCTTTCCTGTAATCTTCCCTGTGTGAATATGATAGTCCTTACTCTCGACCTCTTCAGGATAAACCAACTCTATAGCAATTCGCCTAGAGCCATCTGGACGCTTACTCACATCTACACTCACTGATTCTAATTTACTTGCATCCGCATCATTGAGAATCCCCATCCCCATATTAAGTAACCTTTCATACTCTTCGTTCATATTCCATACCTCCTTAATCTTTCCACAATATGCGGGTCACTCTTCCAACCATGCCCAATGTATATCAACCTATGTCGATCGATATACTCGTCACTAAACTGCTGATAGCATTCAAGCAACGTGTGCTTAGGTTTCAACTCCGCTTGTCGGATATTCTTATGCCTTAGTATTCCTACTGACAGTTGGACGTAATAGTAATGCATATCACTTCCACCTAATTGTTAGCCATCCAAGCGGTGGCGCTGATTCATCTGAAAAATGTATCTCATACCCTTTGACTTGAAAATGAGCGAATAGGTATTCTACACAGTCTCTAAAAACATCACTGTCCCACTTAGGTTTCAATACGAATAAACGGTACATATTGACATGACGTTCACCCTTGCTTTTAGCTTTTGAAATCTTACGCTCGATCTTGGTAATGTCTTTGATAGTTTTGTCTAAGTATTTGTCCAATCGGTTTTTTGGTTTAAATGTCATAAGTCACCCTCAACCTTTCGCTATCATATTCAAACAACTGCCCATTCGTAGTCATATCCCTTGTGAGATTTCTGTTTCCCTCTAAGATATGCAGAAACACATTGTTTGTTTAAATCTAATTGCTCTGCGGCTTGATTTATTGATTCGAAATACATATCCACCTCATCGCTAATAACATAGATAGGTTTTCGAGCTTTCATGCCCGCTTTTTTGTGCCGGTCATTATATGTGTTATTGTATAACTGAGTACACCACTCTAAGTTGTCCGCATGATTGTTTTCTGGGTTTTCATCTTTATGATTAACCGTTTTAAAACCGTGAGGATTATCTATAAAATGTTCAGCTACTAACCTGTGTACCAACAACGTTTGGCTATCTCCGTTTGACCTTAACCTTATGTGCTTATATGGGCTATGTCCGCCCCCAAGTTTCCTAATTTTACCTTTGCGAAAGCTACCACTAGCATCAAATCTATCTAAGCTTCTTACTCTACCGAAACTGCTTATTTGATATGAACCCTCATATCCTTTAATATCTTTCCAAATTTCTTCCATAACTACCGTCTCCTTTAGTTATTCGTCTCTAAGCAAAATAAGCACAAACAGGAGCGAGACGACTCTCTTCGGGAGCTACCCTAGTTTGTGCAAAATTAAAAGGCTACCTACACATCGTAAGTAACCTTCAATTCATCATTATTAAATTCAAATATCTGCAATTTCTTTCTACTGGTTGTATAGCCGTTTTTTACTTCGTAGTAATCGCTTTTCTTCAAAGTAGAAAGTTGCCTAACAGTTACGCCGTCTTTGTCTTGGACAGGAACTGTAACTTCCTTTTTCTCACTATGAAAATGACCTACAAAGTATTCTCTTGTTTTGGCAATACCCCACAGGTGTGGAAACTCAGTTGCTAAGAGCATAGGTAAGTTTTTCCTAGCTAAATCACCATGAGCTATACCTATAAGAACATTGTCTAGCATATAAGCTTTTCGGTGAGCTAAACTACAATCAAATTCTATTTCATTTCCTTTTAAAATAGCTTGTAGATACTGCATGAACATATAGGAGATACTCAAATCGTGATTGCCAGGAACGTAATATACTCGAACTTCCTTTGAGTGCCTCAAGGCTTCATGTACCATCGGTTCAATGTACTGCTTCAAATCCTCAACAGCCTTAACCATGTCAACCTCGTCAACTAGTGTTCCTTTTGTTGTAAACGGATTGACCATGCTGTCGTTATGAACTAAATCCCCAATAATATTGAAAGAAATCGTTTTGTAACCCTTACTAATAATATCAATAATTTCATCTTGTGCTGGCTTCATGTACTCGTAGTCAACAATCCCCATGTGAATATCAGTTAAATTAATGACTAAATTTCTAATACCTGTTTTAATTGGATCAACTTTTATAGGCTTTATTCCTTTTTTGATCGCTGCTACGATATCCTTGGAGTTGCTTTGCATCTTTGGCTTCACCACAAACTTCAACTGCTGATTCCATTTCTGGACATCCGCTGTAGTGGTCGTCCACTCGTTAGTAGTTACTTGAGATATCTCCCACTCGTCTGGATCATATCCCTTGTACTTTAGGATGTCTTCTGGCGTTTTACTGTCCTTCTGGTAGAAAGCCATCTTTACATCGAATTCAGCTTGGGAGATAGTGCCATCAATGTTATATCGTTTGTTTTCGTTGATTGATTGACCATCTACGGTGCGAGGTGGCGTTACTTTGTTCAATCGTTGACGTTTGCTTTTTACACTAGTCTTGGTAAACTCTCTTCCGTACTCTTTTGACAAAATGAATGCTATTTCTTTATTGGTATAACCTTCATTGATTAATTCTTTGAGCCTATCAATTTCTTGTTCCGTCCAGTTTATGTCTGCCACCTCGCTTTTTCCTGTGATCAATAATAGTGTTTATTCTTCATTTTTATAGTTAAAACATTGATTTGTAGCGTTTTTAATGTGTGATCAAAATAAAAAAATTGCCAAGGAAATCTTGATTATGGATTATGTATTACTCTGATAAATCGAAAAATTCAAAATAGGTTTCCTTATTGACTTCTCGAAATGGTTGTGACTCGTCAAAACTCCGCCGATCGCCATTTTGTTTCATTTGCTCTACACGTTTCTTGTGTTCGGCTTTTAATCTTTCTTTTATAACTACTAACTCCTTGTTGCTCATTAGTGACCTCCTTAAAATAAAAAGCCACTCGCAATGAGTGACTTCGATATGTACGTCCCCGCTTGGGACACATTGCTAAGAGGTGTGTGGGGTTCTATCAGTTTTTTGGGGTTACTGTGAACCCTATTGACATGACCGGACTCGAACCGGCGACCTCTTGGCTATTCACCAAACGCTCTAGCCGCTGAGCTACACGCCACGACTTATAAAGAATACAATTAGGGTGGTACGGATTATCAGTCCGATCATATTACGTCCGACTTAACTAGTATGCGGAATCAACCTAACGTTTCTAATGCGTTATGTCACTGGCAAGGATTTGCACCTTGCATGGCACCTAAGTCCCTAAAATCGGAATGCCTTTCTGAAGCGTCTACCTATTCCGCCACAGTGACTATCGCCCACAGAATAATTTTTACGTATCAAAAGGAGGTTGAATGCCGTTGTGCTTGTGGGCGATATCTGATAATACTAATTTACCACGTTTTTAGACCTCGAAAGTTTGAAAATCGTTTAAATATCAAGGCTTCTATCCAATTCCTCGAAGAATTTGTCTCTTAAAGTGAATGCTTTATTCCTACCGCACTTGATAACTAGATTATCAACCAACCCTTGCATAGTGTATTGCGGAAATCGTTTGATATACAACTCTCGAATGATCGTCTCAGTGTCACTGCCGCACTCATCGAGCAGCTCTTGTACGATCTGCTTATTGCGTTTCAATCGCCGAATCTGCTTATCCGTCTCGATGGTCCACAATGTGCCAAACATTGTATCACTGTCGCTTCTTGTTCCCTTGATATCCCCATTAACATCTTCTTCTCGATACGGAACTCGAATCTCTTCTTCAAGCTTCCTGACGTACTTATCCGTATCTCGGTAATCTTTCAACACTGCCTTGACTCGTTCAACACGCCATTTCTCCAATCACTTGCCCTCCTTATTGTCTTCCTTACCAAAAATCACGCTTGCGAATACTGTGGAAAAAAGTGCCACGGCTACTAACACTGCAAAGTCCATCATTCATTCTCCACCCATTTAAAAACATTCACTTTGTATACCGTATGCAAAACTATGCCGGGTGATATAGGACCTCGACGTAATGGCTTGACTTCAACAGAATATCCCAAGCTGCTATATTTATTTATTTTATCAACGAGTTCGTCTTCATAAACCTTTTCCAATTCATCAATTTTTACAAACATTCTTTCATCCTCCACTTTCCATCGCATCTCGCACTAGCGGATCATTAATAATAATCTTGTACTTCATCTGCTCATGCTGCAGTTGTTCTTGCAACTGCTCAATCTGCTTCTGTTGATCCACAATTGTATAGGATAGCCAACTTAGGCCTGCGATCATCAGCAGCAGTATTATGATGATAGAATAATCAACTTTCATTGGCTTGCTCCAATAGTTCAGGATTAGAATGAATATTGCCAATGACTTCATGATTAGTTGTTACATCGTAACTCTCACCTGTATTCCTATGACCTAATCTATAATCACTTTTCTTTAGTACAGCTACAAAGCCAGCTTCTTGTTGAAGATACGCAACATATCCAACATTACCATATTGATTTACTACAATATCTCCCTCGAAAATCTCCACGCCGTTCTTGTCTTTCAAGCCTGTTGATTGCATGAGATGTTTAGGCAAGCATGAATATCCTTTAATTATGGAATCCAATTTTTTCTTTTCGTTGATATAGACTTGCCCACTCCATATCACGATTTCATCGTTGAAACGCATAGTTTTATTAGGTTCATCCCAACATCTAAATTTTGGTGCCATTTTATCCCTCCTGTTTGCTATCGCTGACGATTGCGGAATTAACTCTTACTTCAAACTGATCACATACCGGGCAGTACCAAACGTCTTCGGTCTCATCTGGTTCAGGCTCTTGCTTTTGCATTGTGTACAAATCACACCGTTCGCAATAATCGGGTTCATTCATCACTATTCCTCCTGTTCCTGCGCCAAGGCCATCAAAGATCCTAATAATGCGTTAAATCCGTTTCGAGAAAATTTCATAGTAATAATTTGAACTTTCCTTTTTCTTGTAGGGAAAGCACGAGCCGTCACTTGATAACTTCCACTCTCTAATTTTTCGACATTGATTACTTTTTCAATGTATCCACTCTCTGGTAGAGCTGAATTCTCTATTTGCATAACTATTCCCCCTAGTTGTTTATTTCGTCGGATAACTGACTTACTTCATAAATACTAACCAGTGTGTTTTGCTCCGTTTGTTACCAAACAACGGTTGCTCACCGATTGCTGCCAATACCTCTTGTAAAGATATTTGGTCTTCATTCCATTTGAAAATTAAGCTGCCATTTGGTTTTAAGACTCTCATACATTCTGCGAATCCTTGGCGAATATCTTCTGGCCAAAGTTCATCTAATTTGCCGTACTTTTTAGCTAACCAAGAATTTTCGCCAGCGTGTATTAGATGCGGTGGATCAAACACAACCATGTCGAATGTGTCGGATTCAAAAGGCATATCTCGGAAATCTCCGACAATATCTGGATTAACATCCACTACATGCCCTGTTTCAAGTTCCTCATAGTGCTGTCTAATATCCATAAAAGTTACATTGGGATTCTGCTTATCGAACCAGAACATGCGGCTACCACAACACGCATCCAGTATTTTGAGCATTTGAATTACCTCCTTCAGTTGGTTATTTTGGTGGATAGTGGACTAAGCCTGTGTAATTACAGACCACATGTCTTTGACTCTCAAAGCGCAAACGCTATAGTAATATCCACCATTTCCATCGTTAGCTTCGCACTCTGCTTTAGCAATCTCATTTTGATTGTGATAGATAATTACATCCGCATAGGAATCATGACCGTCACCGTTGAAAATATTTTGTCCTTTGTCGTGAATTTGTATATCTGTAATAACGGCATCTAATTTCACATCTGTAAATGATCCACCAGCCCAAGCGCAACAATCCTGTTCAGAGCATTCAATTGTAATTTCTGTCCCATCTTCCAAAACTAATTTATCAGAATCCCAATTCACAATTTTTTTGAAAACAATTTCTTTCTTCACGTCATCTAAAGTATGATATTTAACCATTATCTTTTCCTCTTTTCTTAGTTAGTTATTTCTTCCAATTACTGACTCAATATCTCGACCGTTGCACCTGCGAAATTGCCTTTCTTCAAAGGTATCTGCAATCTGCATGCTCGATCCAATGTCCATTTGTTCAGCCCTGACATCTCTGCGGCTTCACGCTGTGTGCTGAATTCTTTGACTTCACCATCTGGAAAAGTAAATCTGACTGGCGTTGAGTTGTATCTATTCTGCTTTGGTCGATCGTAACTCTTTCCCTACAAAGCCTTTCTCAAAACTCTGATTTCGTCTTCGTCAGCACCTGGCGTATTAACTAACCTTTCCAACCGATATAAATCTTCTTTGTTAGCCATCATTCCACCCTCTTCATATCTCGCAATCTAACAACTGTCCGATCGCTGCCAAACGTAACAATAGCCGAGTTCTCAAGCACTTTGACACACACTGCTTTGAAAGGTGTTTTAAAACGTTCTGTCACGCACCAATACTCGATGCCTGCTTTTACTCTCCGTTGCTTTCTGACTACACGTGGCGGTGGGCTATACTTACCGTCTTGCACGCCTGTTACTGTGTCTGCTAGTTTCATTTGACTTCCTCCACTAGCACAGCGAATGCCCAGTATCTTTCATCGATTGATTTGATTTCTGATTCGGTGAACCATTGTGTGCGATATCCATCGTTTTCAGATTCAGGAACAACTTCGTAAGATTTCTCACCTAGTTCCATTAATAAATATCGTTCGTCGTCACTTTCAAGAAACACAACTTCATAAACTGGTTCTTTTTCGACATCATACTCACCTGTTACAAAAGCTTGAACTGCAATGAGATATCTTCTGTCATTCTCTGCTGTGTCGTTGTCGTAAAGCCATTTATTAACCTCATCGTCCGTCTCGTCTACGCTTTCGTGAAACCAGTCTTGGCTAAAAATGTCTGATGCGCTATTTCCTTTGTTATCTTGAATGTATTTTTCTAAAAACTGCGGCACTGTAATTTTAGGTTGTTCATCTAGTTGCTCAACCAACTCTCTAACTTTATTAATTTTTACGTATCGATCTTTTTCACCAGTGTTATGGTCGGTACACCACGCACCCCAAGCTTTTACACTATTAATCAATTCTTGTTTGTTCATCTTTACTCCTCCGTTCCATTTCTTCACAAATCCATTTTTCACGAAAATCAAATCGCCTTTGCACGCTCCGAACGATTTTTAGTTGTGCTATTAACTCTTTATCTGATAGTTTGCGTATGCTTTCTTGTGTTGGTGTCATCTGCTCACCTCTTAATATTGATAGTTGTTTTCCCAATAAAATACGGTGTAAATCCCCTCGTTGCGTACGATCGCTCGTATATCGCTTTGTTTTATTTTTCTGTTGTTAATGAATTTAGTTAACGAGCTCGCCTTTAAAAATTCCGCCTGCTTCAATTCCATATCTACTCACCTCTCAAAATGGAAGGTCTTGACTATCAATATCAATAGACGAGTTGCTGAATGGGTCTGATTGAACGTTGTTGCGGTTTTGCTGAGTATTGGCATTATTACTCGTTTGGTTATTTGAAACGCCGCCACCGTTGTTTTTGGTGTCTAAAAACTCGATTCCGCCGTATTGATTCGCCACAACCTCGACAACCGTTCTTTTCTGCCCGTCATTCGTTTCATAACTTCTGCTAGTCAGCTTACCGTTGACAGCAATTTTTGATCCCTTTCTTGTGTAGTTTGCTAATGATTCAGCTTGTTTCTCCCACACAACGATCGGAATGAAATATGATCTCTTGTTATCTCCCCAGCCGTCATCTAATGCTATGGTATTTGTAGCCACCGCTTTTCCAGACTTCGTGTACTTCAATTCGTTATCTCTTACCAATCTGCCGATTAAATTTACTGTATTCATTTTTCTTCCTCCAATATTTCAATTTCAATCCTCGGACAATCCTTATCCACTTCAAACCGATGCTCAAAGTTGGCAATCTCGCCCCATCCATCATTTGCGATCACTCTTGCTTCAATCATTCCGTCCAAGATAAACTTGATCCCGAACGCAATGTTGTCTTTATCCTTGCGCTTGTTTTTGCAGTACCAAGTGATTTTCAAATTGATCGGCGTTGTCACTCTTAACCCTGCCGCTTTCGCCATCAAGAATGCATAGCAACATTTTTCCGTGTTCTCCTTTTTCAGCTTGGCTCCTGCATATCGGTTTGTCCGTTGGCTATTGATGAATTTGTTCAGGTCTGTTAACTCTCCTGGTATCGTAATAATCAGAACATTCCCCTCGCTTTCAAGTATCGTTGTGCGATTTGTTCTCTAGTTTCATTGCCATTTAAGAATGGATAACCTTGTGCTTTTTCTTCCTCAGCTATTTCGATCGCTAACCACTTAGCTTCTTCTGCATTCGCTGGCATATTATTTTCTTGAAACACCTTAACTTGATGTTCCAATATTTTAACTAAGTCCGATCGCACAAGGCCGTTTTCTTTGAAGATAGCCAGATATGTTTTTCCGTCCATCTAACCTCTCCATTCGTCGAAGTCCACCGAGAAATCCATAAACTTCTTGTCAAAGATAAACGGCGCAACTCCTGTCATGCCTTCTCTGTTTTTGGCTACATCGCATCGAATCTTGCGGCTGTCTTTATCGTCAGCTGAAAGCAAGAGCGTGACATTCGCATCTTGTTCTAATGATCCAGACTCTTTCAAATCACTGAGCATTGGTCGCTTGTCTTGTCTCTGTTCGACTGCCCTGCTTAACTGAGCTAGCAACACAATGGTGATTCCATAGTCTGTTGTAAGCTTCTTCAACTCTCGTGTGACTTCGTTCATCACTTGACGCTCATTTTTCCGAGTATCGTTAACTGTGATCAGCCCTGCATAGTCTACAAACACGACATACTTCTTATCGCTCAAACGCTGCTTAATTGCATATTTAATATCGTTCAAGTTTGAATACTCGGATGTATATACACGTAGATCGAATGTATTTTTCATTTCCTCGTAAGCTTTGCGTGCCTTGATTTTATTTTCCTGTGACAGCTTGTCCTTACCCACGAATAGAAGTGAGTTGATGCGTGTCTCTTTTGAAACCAGTCGTGTCATTAGCTCGTTTTGGCCCATTTCAAAAGTGAAAAAGTCGCACTGTATATTTTCGTTATCTGTAAACAATTTGTGCATGATGTTTAAAGCAAAAGCCGTTTTCCCTGTAGCTGGTCTTCCTGCTAAGACAATCAGCTTGCCGCCAGTCAGTCCACCACCAAGAAATGCATCTAGCGGTTTGTATGTCGTCAGAACATCGCTTGGTTTATCTAAGTTCTCCGAGAATTCAGAGAAAGCTTTATCCAACTTGCCGTCAGACTTAATATGGTTCACGTCACGCTTTTCTTCTAGCAAGCGTGTTAACTTATCGCCATCTGTCTTAGAAAGCGTCTCAGCGTATTTTATGGACGCTGAATGCAACTTGCGATCAAGATAATTATTGTGTATGATCCTTGCTAGTTCTCTTTCGATTCCAAGCTGATTAGCAGAATTCTTCAAGATGTCTAATTCATCTGCTGTCCCTGCTTTGAAGTAATCAATAGTTCTCATTTCACGATGGACCTGTTCGGTGGTGTATTTCATTCCTCGCAGTCTAGTCATTGACTCTACAATCAATTTGCACTGAGAACTTTCAAACCATTCTGAGTCGATATCAATGTTTGTAATGATTGATGGATTGTTTAGCATTTCAGCCACAAGTTTCAACTCATTGTTCATAGGCTTCAGACAACCTCCTTTGAGATTCAGCAATTTCATCGGAGATTGAAGAATTAACTTGTGGTCGATACTCGTTCAAGTAATCATCAAACTTGTTTCCAAAGAGTGTTGCTGGTCTTAGGTACTTATTCATTTCTTGGTTGTTCAACCATTGGTTTGTTTTGACATCAATGACTTTTTTGAAATCATCTAATCGTTGACCTTCGTTCCATCTTGCTTTGATTAGGTCTTTCCATTTCTGAGTAACTTTGAATGATTTACTTGTTGCTTCGTTCAAGTATTTGATGATGTCGCTGTATGGTATTTTCTCTTTGTCTATATCTAGTTCTTTCTCTAACTCTTTCTCTAACTCTATCTCTAGGCGACATTTTCCAGACAATTTCTGGACATTGTCCTCTTTTACTCTTTGAAGTCTTTTTTGAATAGCATATTCAGTTTCTGAGCCAACTAATTCGTTAAGTTGACTAAGATAAATTTCTCCGCCATCCATAATTTGTATCAGTCCAATTTTGTGGAATAGATCCATTGCAACTTTTACGGTGTCGGCGCTAGAATTTGTTAACTTGGCCAATGACTCTGGATCATAAGGGATCATCATATTGCCAACGTTTCTGACAAGCATTCCCTCAGTCTTCAATGATTTAAGGCAAAGCTTCAAATAAAACAGACAATACTCTTTACCGTTCGGTTGTTCTTCTAACCACTCGATTGTGTCTTCCTCAAAAAAATTCTCTTTGAGTTTGAGCCAGTAATATCGTTTTTTTTGCTTATCAGACACTTTATCCCTCCTAATCTTTGCCGTCGTATAAAGATAAACCTAGTTCACTTGCGTCTAGTGCTGGTAAATCAAATATAGATTGTATTAGTTTCACTTTGCTTTCGCGGCAAAGCCCATAACCGTATTTTTGATATTTGTAACTACGATTAAAAGTTGATATCGGGAATGGGATGTCAGCATCTATTACCAATCTTTTTGTTTGTAGATGCTCGAAGTAATCATCGTGATAAATAACTTCGAATTGAGCTAAATAATCATCCTCTTCGATTTTTTTGTATTCAGAATAATAAGCAAATTTCGTAATAGTAAAATCAAAATCAGATATTATTTCTTCGGGATTTCCAAAAACACTTTTGATTAGTTCTATTCTGATTTGATCTTTTTCTGAGAAAACAGACCAAACTTTCTTGTTTTCGTATGACTTCCTCCAATTATTCGGGTCTTTTTTTATTAATTCTTCAAAGTAAGACTTGCTCTGAATAAAATCAGACTCTTGCCTAAAAAACATATCGATATCATTTACTTTTTCTTGGTTAAAAATATTCTTAAAACATCCTCCTGCTATATAACCTCTGTGCCCTATTAGATATTTATCTAAAAAGAACAACTGTCTAAAATTATAGATATCAGCTTTTTTCATTTTTATCCCCCTATCCTAAGTTTCTTAATCTCGTCTTGATTCAGTTTGATGCCAATAACGTGATACTTGTTTTTAAACTCTGTAATTCCTATTTGGTGCTTCTCGGTGTGATGGGTTCTGCAAAGTGCTGTAAAAGTAAATTCTGTGTGATCTACTTCTTTCCGCTTTCGTCTACCCAAGGCTTTGTCAAAGTGATCCACGTCAGCGTTCTTTTTACCGCAAATGCAGCAGGTTCGATTCATTACACATTTATAAAAGAAATACTGAATGTTCTGTGGCGGAACCTCGTATCCATCTTTAAAAGGAATATCTCCATCGAAGATAAAGTCGAGTACCAAATCAGCTAGCAAAGATACATCATCCACTGTATTCGTGGAAATATTTTTCAAACTAATATTTTTTCCTGTTAAAAACCGAAATTGCCAGTAAAATATATCTTTTAAGTCGTCAAATGGTTGTCCAGTGTATCTGTAAATATCGTTCATGAGAGAAAACACAAATGCCCTCTGCTCGACTGTGAAACCTCGTGGATCTTTGATAAATAGTTCCGCTTGTCGCTCGCCGTCATATCCATCAAATATTGTTTTGAGACGCGCGATATTTAGTTCATCTTTGAGTTCTAGCGTCAGGCGATTGCCTTCTACTTTTGTTATTTTTGCTAGATACGAAAGGTTTTTCATTTACATCACTTCTTGCCTTGATAGTATTTTTCCAGTTCATTCAGATATCTCGTTAATGTCGCAAGCTGTTCCGTGTCTATTTTGCTGATGTCTACCGAATATCCGATTTTCTTTTCTGTGATTTGGTCAAAGAAATTCTTGCTTTCAAGTTTTGCCAACTCAGCAATTTCGTCAGATCGTTTTTGCAAAGCCTGTTGTTGCGTTTTAGTAATTGGTTTAGGTGTTGCTTGTTTAACTTGCTCAGTGTATTCGTCTGTATCTGCATCCTTGGTATCATCAATCTGATAAAGTCCGTTCATTGCGTATTTACGAGCGTAAGATGAAGCTGTTCCTGTTATTTGAGATTCATCCATTCCCTTTTTAGCAAGCGGTTCTCTAGCATAAGCTGTTGCGATTTCTTCTTCCCCTGTTTTCACATCTTTAATAGATGCGGTTGCTTTAATGTAATGCCAATCGCCTATCATAACTGGTTCATCAGAAAGTTTAGGTAACAAGCCATAATTGTTTGCCAGTGGCTTCACTGCTTCCAGAATATCTTCGGCACTTCTGTAGTTGTATTTACCGAAATTATTTCTTTGACTCTTGGGAGCTTTCAATTCTGTTATCAAAAGAGATACTCTCTCTAGAAACGTTCGTTCTTTATCGCTCACTTAAATTCCTCCTGTCTTTGTTTCAGCCATTCTTTACCACTGATAATTTTCATCATGTCCATCCTCAGTGATTTTGGTCCATATTCATCAACTACAAGTAAGAAATTCTCTTGCTGTACGACATATTTAGCAAGCGTGCCATTTTTGTTTTCTCGATAACCTATAAACATCCAATCCGATTCATGAACAATCGTTCCGTTATCGTCCTCATTCCAATGTGCTGACAGGTCTACTTCTTCCTCGTCGTCGTCTAAAGAATGGATATTAGGCATCACATGGCTGCTTTTGTCTTGCAGCAGGTTGTCGTAATTTGTTGCGATATAATCTGACATCTTCCCACTCCTCTCGATATGTGGTAAACTTAGGTAAATATTTTTCGTAAGACTCTATGCTTGCAGGCCGGAGTCTTTTTTTGCGTCCATTTTTGCTTGTGCCGGGGTCATACTATTTAACCCCCATGATCCAAATCAGAGTTAACAAAAGTACAATGTTTAACCCAATGCTCAAATATGAAATTGCTTGGAGTTGTCGTGCTTTGTAAAAGTTGTTTCTATTTAGACTGGCTAACCATTTTTTATTCATGCCTTCACTCCTTTACTAGTTCGTATTCGTCGGGGTAGTAAACCCACAAATCAGATGATCCGAACATACCCGTGCGCAATCCAACACCGCCTGTACCACATAAGGCTTCAACTTCGTGGATACTGCCGATATAATCAGTTCCATTATCAAAACCACCATCCGTCAATATCCGCACCTTGTCGCCGATTTTTACTTTTGGAAAATACCGATCAACCAAATTCAATACTTCACCTTCCGTGTGGACTGTGTGCGTTGTGGTGCCGTCTGTGAATGTTACTGTAATCATTTCCCCAACTCCCCTACTTTTTGATCTGTATACTGCCGTAACTCGCTCACACGCTGTTCTAGCTGTTCCTTGTCGTTTTGCACTGTGGTCAGTTGTTGGCGCAAGCTATCGGCTTCCTGCTGCTTTGTAGCGATCTCCTGTTGCTTTTGTTCGATTTCTCGTTGCTTGGCTTCAATTTCCTTCTGCTTATCCGATTTGATTTGCTCAATTTCGGCTTTCAGCTGCTCCTGTGTGCGAGTGTTGTTAGATAGCTGTGATTCGAGTTCTGACACACGTTGTGATTTTGTTTGTCCGTATTGTAGGACTGTGTTGAAGTTTGCCTTGATTGTGTCCAAGTCCTGAAATGCGTTGCTTGCTGCGTAGCCGATAACTCCGCTACCTAGTGCTAGTCCGATGATTGCTGTTGTTTTTGCTAGTTTGTTTTTCAATGTGATTGCTCCTTTTCATCTTTTTATTAGTGTTAATATTTAAAATAATTGAACCTAAGCTTAGAGTGATTGAAATTAAAGAAACTATTGTCACCAAATGACATCCTCCTTTATCCAATACTCCAGTTGCGATCGGCCACTTCATCAATTCCTAATAAATCTGCAATAGCGTAGATATGATCTTTCATAAGTTCTTGAAAGTCTTCGTAGGTTGCTGGTTTTCCGTCTACTTGTAAATTCGATGTTTCGGCATATTCCATTGCACTTTTTAGCGCATCTTTGACGTTCTCAAATTCCATTATTTCTCCTCCAATTCCAAAACGTTCAATACTGCAGGCGTCGGTTGAAGATCCGTTAGACTAAAATGTTCATAAGTTAGTACGTTTAAATAGGTTAAAGCTTCGTCGTAATCAACTCGTTTAATTGATGTGTAACGGACAACGTTCATGCGTTTCTTAAGCTTAGAGTGAATGCGGCTCATAAACATACCTTTCCAAGCTTTAAATAGATTGCCGCTGTATGTTTTACCTTGGCGCTTTTGATGTTCTTCGGTTAAGCTAATGGCTAGTTTGCTGACGATTGAGCGCAATTCCTTTTGCTCTTCATACGTGATAGTGACTTGCTCAGACATTTTTTCATATAACGAGCGGCTTTCGTTGACGTGCTCTTTTACTTCGTCTTTCAGTTCAATCATTTCTTCTTTGACGTTTCCCATTTCACGCAACAAACTTACCAGCGCTTCACTTTGCTTGCCTTGTGTTTCCAATGTGTGGATCAATGCGATTGTGCTGTTTTCCATTAATTGATTACCCATGCTACTTCTCCTCCGATTTCTTGTTTGATTTGTTTTAGTAATTTTTCAACTCTGGAAATTGAATCCGTGAGTTTTTGCTTTGTCTCATCGTTCGCACCAGCGATTGCTTGCGAATCGTATACCGTTACCGCTTGTTCTTTAACAAATTGGTTCATATTGATAATGAGTTTGTGCACGCTGATATCAGCATCTCGTTTCAAACGTTTTAGTTGCGCTTGTTCTAGTTCATCATTTTCAATCTTCGCCTTTTCTTGCAATGCTTTTTCGGAATCCGCTATCCGTTGTTTCAAAGCTTCCTGTTCAGCTTTAAGCGCTTGGTTCTCTCTGGTGATTTCATCAACAATCTTCGTAGATTGCTTAAGCTGCTGATAGTCGTCTGGAACCTTTTCGACAATGACTTCTTTTTCAACTACTTCCGTTTCTTGCTCATTCAGATCATCAATCATCTGTGCTTGTAGTTTAATTTGCTCATCCTTAGCTTTTAGCTGTTTCTCAAGTTCTCGATATTCTTTGGTGGTTTTTATATCGCCTGAGAGCACCATTTCTACTGCTTCTGGTTTAGCTGACGGTTTAGATATTTCTGTTTTGAGTGTTGTTGGTAGTTCTTGAAACATTTCAATTTGTTCGTATTCGTGCATTTGATGCACAAATTTAGCTTGATTAATATAGTTGTATACAGTTCTCTTTTTTAATCCGATAGACGTGAACCATTTCTCGAATGTGCCTGTTTTGAAACTAGCGAGTTTTTCTTGTGCTTCAATTAATTTCTCGCCTAATTGAATTGAACTGTTTAGAACGATTGATTGTAGTTCCTGTTCTTTTAGTTTTAAAAATTGAGCAGTAGTATCATCTACTATTGAATAGTCAAAATTTGTTGAAACTTCATTCAATGTCATTCTCCTTTCTTTGGTATAATTTCCTTATCAGTGTGACAGGCTGAAATAATTGATAAGGAGGTACGATATATGTTGACTAATGAACAACGTGCGCATGATTTAGCTGTTGCTTCGCTACCCTTCATGAGAGATTTAATCGAATCAAAGATTAGAAATGGCGAGCAAATTGTATTCGATGCATATTACGAATACAAAAATCTTTACAATCATTTTTTATCAGCTGTTTCAAATGACTTTAAGGACGAGGACTGATTTTTGATCCGCCAATCCAAAGTTCTCTAGGCCCATATTTAACTTGCTCCTTGCTACTTCCGATAGCTTGGAGCATTTTTGCTAATTCTTCTGGTGTCGCTTTGATTGTGATTTCCATTTTGGTTCCTCCTTCTCTATCGTTTGTATTTGTTCGATGTTCTCCAGACCAAGAATTCATCAAATAATTTAATATTGATAATTGGCAGATTAGAAGTGACTAATCTATATCCATCTTTAAAGTCTTTGTGTTCTTTAAATTCCCTGAGTAACTTTTGAAATAATGATTTATGGTTTTGATAGCCAAAGTAGATAACCGCTTCGTCCTTAGCCATCCACGCTTGTTTTACTTCAATTGTTCTCGCCAATGTGACTTGCATATTCTCACCTCTTCCGTACTTAAAGTGCGGTATGCTGCAAAAAATTAAATGCGGATTAGATCTGCATCAATCTTGAACACATACGCTAAAGCAAAAACAGTAAGTGGTTTGATTGGAACTTTATTATTTTCCCAATCAGAAATAGTCTTTGATGTCACCCCTAATTTTTGCGCCAACGCTTCCTGAGTGTAACCAGCATCAATTCTGAATGATCTCACAGACATTTGTTTATCCCCCATCATAAATCACCTCCAACTTCTCTGTGAGTTAAATATACCGCACTAAAAGTACGGCGTCAACACTTAAAGTAAATTATTTTTAATAAAAGTTATTTACAATACATCACTTTAAGTGTAGAATGAATACATAAATCGAAGGAGTTATATAGAATGAAAAAATTACAAACGGCAAAAGAACAAAGAGAAATATTAGCAAATAATCTCAATTCTCTATTGCGTAGTAAAGGGAAAACGCAGGCGGATGTAATTCGTGAGTTGGGCGTAGCTGAGGCAACAGTACGTAGTTGGTTTAACGGAGAGAAGTATCCTAGAATTGATAAACTGCAGATGTTGGCAGATTATTTTAATGTTCCGCGATCTAGAATAACCGAAGAACAAACTGGTGTTTTACAAAGAGTATCAAGCATAGTTAAAATCCCAATACTAGGAACAATCACTTGTGGCGAACCAATTCTAGCCGAAGAAAACTTTGACGGTTATAGAGAAGAAATCGGTGATTTTCTTCCTACTGGTGAATTATTTTTCTTAAAAACAAAAGGTGATAGTATGGTTCCCACAGTGCCTGTTGGTAGTTACGTATTGATTAGAAAACAAGAGAGTGTGGAAGATGGTGAAATTGCTGCTGTTAGAGTAAATGGTGACGAAGAAGCTACGTTGAAACGAATCAAACGTCAAGGAAACATTGTTATGTTAGTCGCAGACAATAAGGAATATGATCCCTATATAATTACAGAAGATAATCCCGCAACAATCATTGGAAAAGCTGTCAAGATAAGTATTGACTTATAAAAAACACGCCCTTCTATCTTGGCGGAAGAGGGCGTGTAATGCAATAAACTAATAGGCTTATTTGCTATGCCTATTTTATCATGAAATAGGAGTGAATGTCATGTGGATAGAGAAATTACCTAATGGTAAGTATAAATATTTCGAGAGATACCAAGACCCGTACACAGAGAAATTGAAGAGAGTATCAATAACATTAAATTCCAAGTCTAACCAAGCAAAAAAACAAGCGATTTTAGAATTGCAAGAAAAGATTGAAAAGGCTACTAACCAATCAACGCAGAAATCTTTACGTTTCGGAGAGGCTGTTGATATTTTTCTGATAGTTTATAAAAGAAAAGTAAAATCATCCTCTTTTGTTTCTTTCAAATCTACTGAAAAAAAAATTAGGTCAGTAATAGGTGAAGAAACTATTATCAAAAATATCGACACAAAATTTCTCAGAATGAAACTTGAGCATATGTTTTATGTTGAAAAATATTCTTTTAATTACGTGAAGAGGGTCAAAGCACTGATAATAGCAATATTAGAAAATGCCAAAGAAGAAGGATACAGCATAGATATACCTAAATTTAGGTTGAATTTAAAAAAAGAGCAGGCGGAAACTGCGGAAAAGTACCTCGAACACCATGAAGTTAGGAAGATAATCAACGAACTGTCTTCTTACACTAAAAATATAAGAAAAGCCTACATGGTCGAATTCATGGTATTAACAGGTTTACGATATGGAGAACTGATCGCTCTAAGGGAAGAGGACTTATTCGAAGGATACATTAAAGTAACAGGAACAATCGATTTCAGAAGCGGTCATTATTCTGAAGTAATTAGAACCTCTCCAAAAACGAGCGCAGCATACCGAAATGTATCATTGCCAAATAGAGCAATCGATATAATAATTACCGTTCTCCAAGAAAATGAAATTTTAAGAACTACTCCAGAGTACAATGATCAAGGATATATTTTCACAAATAAAAAAGGCAACCCTATAGATTATCGCACATTCGCCCCAACTTTTAAAAGAGCTGCAAGAGTTTGTATAGACAAACCCGTGACTAGTCATTGGTTAAGACACACTCATATTTCAATTCTTGCTGAAATGAACGTGCCAATAAAAACTGTAATGGATCGTGTTGGACATACAGACGAATCAACAACCATACGAATCTATACGCATGTAACTAACAGAATGCAAACAAATTTAATTGACCAACTTAATACGATAAATATATAA